ACAGATGGTACAGCAAGCTACAGGTGCTATTGATTCAGCAGGTATACCAGCAGGGTTAAATGGAGAAGGTACAGCAGCAGGTATCTCAATGGGTCTGGGAGCAGTAATCAAACGCCACAAGCGTACCTTGATTAACTTCCAAGAAAACTTCTTTATACCATTTATCGAAAAGGCTGCTTGTCGTTACATGCAGTTTGTACCTGAGTTATATCCAGTTAAAGACTACAAGTTTATAGCTACAAGTACATTAGGTATTGTCGCTCGTGAATACGAGGTAACACAGCTAGTACAGCTACTACAAACTATGTCTCCTGAGTCACCAATGTATCCAATGTTGATTGAATCCATTGTGGATAACATGGGTTTATCTAATCGTGACGAGATACTAAAACAACTTCGACAAGTTAATCAGCCTAATCCTGAGCAGCAACAAATGCAGCAAATGGCACAGCAACTACAGATGGCTACTGCTCAAGCTACGCTAGAAAATATACAAGCACAGACAGCAGAGACTATGACTCGTGTACAACAGAATCAAGTAGAAACACAGTTACTGCCAATGGAAGAAGAAACTAAACGAATTACTGCGCTGGCTAAGACAATGCCAACAGGTGAATTTGAAAAGGTAGTTAAGTTTGCAGAGCTACAGCTTAAAGAGAAAGAACTTGACACGAAAGAAGAAATGGTAAAGATGCAAATGAAAGGTAATAATTAATTCTTTACAATCCACTAAAACTATGATATAATATAAGGATAATCTAATGAGTTTAGAACCTGAAGTAGAACAATACTATAATACTTATTTTGATTTGTTTCAGACAGAAGGTTGGAAGCAGTTTATGGCTGACTCTAAATCTGCTGCTGAATCTGTTAATAACATACTTACACCCCAAGATGCAAAAGAACTGCATCTATTACAGGGGCAACTTCAAGTATTTCAAAGACTTCTAATGTGGGAAGATTCGATAAGTCTTACTTATGAATCTCTCCAAGAAGATTCTCAGGAAGAAGACTAATGGCTAAAATGCTGTTTGATTTTTCCTGTGACAACCATCACATTACAGAACATTTCGTAACCTCTAATACAAAAGAAGTGACTTGTCCTGAATGTGCCCTTACAGCAAAGCGCATAATTTCTCCTGTTCCAACTATCTTTAAAGGTCATGGCTGGCCTGACAAAGATTTAAAATGGGCAAAGGATCATGAGAAAGGTGCTTTAACTTAATTCCTATAATACTTATATAGTACAGGAGACATTAAAATGACTAGAGTAATCGAACCCCTTGATGAAAACCAAGAGATTGAGCTTAGCGAAAATGAGCAACTTGTGAACCTTCTTAATGAAGATACCCCACAAGATACTACAGACGTACAAGATGCTGAGGAAACTCAGGTAACAGAAGAAGCTCAAAACGAAGAAGAATGGACACCTCCTAAGAAATACGAAAACAAGTCCATGCAAGAAATAGTACAGATGCACCAAGAAGTTGAAAAGCTGGTTGGTCGTCAGGGTACTGAGTTAGGAGATCTTCGTAGAACTGTTGATGATTTCATTAAGTCAAAGAGCGAAGAAGTCAAAGAGAAGCCCAAAGATGAAAGGATTGTAGATTTTTTTGAAGATCCTGAAGCAGGTGTTGATGCTCGTATTCAAAATAATCCAGAACTTAGAGAAGTTAAAGAACTACTTATTAAGCAACAGCGACAAGAAGTAAAGTCACAAATTTCTAGTAAGTATCCAGATTATATTGACACTATCCAAGACCCTGATTTTATAGATTGGGTTAAGGGATCTAAAGTACGAACAGAGTTATTGCAACGAGCTGATCAATTTGATTTTGATGCTGCTGATGAATTGCTTTCTACATGGGGTGAACGTAGAAGTAATGTGTCTAAGGCAAAAGAAGTTAATGAGAAAGATCGTAAGCAGCAACTTAAAGCAGCTTCTACAGGTGGCAAAGGTTCAGGCGAGCCAATGTCAAGAAAAATTTACAGACGTTCAGACATAGTCAATTTAATGATGACTGACCCTGACAGGTATTATGCGAACGTTGAAGAATTTGACAGAGCATATGCTGAAGGCAGGGTTAAATAAACTATTTAACTTATAAAAGGTATTAAAGAAAATGGCACTAGGTACTAATCACGTAACCAATACTACTGCGGCTACATTTATCCCAGAGATTTGGTCTGACGAAATTATCGCTGCATACAAGAAGAACCTTGTATTAGCGAATCTTGTAAACAAAATGTCACACACAGGTAAGAAAGGAGATACTATCCATATCCCTTCTCCTACTCGTGGCTCTGCTTCAGTTAAAGCTGCATCTACTCAAGTAACATTGATTGCTGCAACTGAGTCTGAAGTACAGGTAGCTATCAACAAGCACTACGAGTACTCTCGTTTGATTGAAGATATTACTGACGTTCAAGCACAGCCATCACTACGTCGCTTCTACACAGAAGATGCTGGTTACGCTCTATCTAAGCAGGTAGACGATGACCTATTCGCACTGGGTAAAACTTTTGGTGATGACAATGGCGCTGGTACTGACTGGGTTCATTCTAACAGCTTCTACATTGATGGAGCAAATGGCATCGCTGCCTACGCTGCTGACACTGTAGCTGCTACTGACTTATTCACTGACCTTGCGTTTCGTGAGTTGGTACAGGCACTAGATGACAATGATGTTCCAATGGAAGGTCGTTTCCTAGTAATCCCTCCTAGTGTTCGTAACACTATTATGGGTATTGATCGCTACAATTCATCTGACTTTGTAGATGGTCGTGGTATCATGACTGGTCAAATTGGTAGCCTATATGGTATTGACATCTATGTATCTAGCAACTGCCCAGTTATTGAAACTGCTGCTGCTAATGATGCTGGTGGTGATATTAAAGCAGCTATCATGGGTCAAAAAGATGGTATGGTTCTTGCTGAGCAAATGGGTATTCGTACTCAAACTCAGTACAAGCAAGAGTTCTTAGGTGATCTAATGACTGCTGATACACTGTATGGTGTTAAGACAGTTCGTCCTGAGTCTGGTTTGGTTGTTGCAGTTCCTGCATAATTAAACTAACTATGCGAGGGGTTACTTAGGTAGCCCCTTTCTTTACTAGGACATGTTATGAAAGAGATAGACCCAATAGAATATGGGAAGCTACTTAGTAAAGTAGAATCATTAGAAGAAAAGGTAGGCTCAATGGAGCTTGACCTAAAAGAATTATTAGAACTAGCCAATAGATCGCGTGGCGCATTTTGGGTAGGTCTTAGTTTAGCATCGTTTATGGGTGCTTTAGCCACTATATTATTTAAACGATTCTTGGGGTAGTACATGGCAATATATCGAGGTACAGGTGGTGCTGGTGATGCAGACAATGATGCTACTATTACAGAAGTAACACAACAAGCTACCAATTCCGCAGCTTCCGCTAGTGATGCTGCTATATCTGCTAGTGCTGCAAGTACATCTGCTAGTAACGCTAGTACATCTGCTACTAATGCAAGCAACAGTGCTTCAAACGCAAGCACTTCAGAAACCAATGCTAGTAACTCTGCTTCTGCTGCTTCAACAAGCGCAAGCAATGCTAGTACATCAGAAACAAACGCTACTGCATCAGCTAGTGCAGCAAGTACATCAGAAACTAATGCTGCTGCTAGTGAAAGTGCAGCATCTACTTCAGAAACTAACGCTGCAACATCAGAAACAAATGCAGCTACTTCAGAATCTAATGCAGCCAGTTCAGCTAGTGCTGCTAGTACGTCTGCTTCTAATGCAGCGACTAGTGAGTCTAATGCTAGTACCAGTGAAACCAATGCTGCTACATCAGCCACTAACGCTGCTACAAGTGAAACTAATGCTCAGACAGCAGCAGACACAGCTCTATCTGCTTTAGACAACTTTGACGATAGATACTTAGGACAGAAAGCATCTGACCCAACATTAGACAATGATGGTGATGCTTTAGTAGCTGGTGCTTTATACTTTAATACTGCTGATGACGTAATGAAGGTGTATGATGGCTCTGCATGGGTAGCTGCTTATGCTTCATTATCAGGTACATTAGTAGCAGTTAATAACTTATCAGACGTAGCTAGTGTATCTGCTTCTCGTACTAACTTAGGTTTAGGTACAGCAGCAACTACTGCATCTACTGATTATGCAACAGCAGCGCAAGGTGCGTTAGCTGACAGTGCAGTTCAAACTGAAACAAATGATTTATCAAGTGCTGTAACTTGGGCTAACGTACCAGATGCTAACATTACACAGTCTAGTGTTACACAACACCAAGCTGCACTAAGTATTACAGAGTCACAGATTAGTGACTTAGGTTCTTACATAACAGATGTAGTAAGTGATACTACACCCCAACTAGGTGGTTCCTTAGACCTAAACTCTAAGGCTATTACTGGTACTGGTAACATCAACATAACTGGTGGCATAATTTTAGATGGTAATACTGGCTATGGTAACATTGAAATTGGTGGTGATTCAGGAGCTTATATTGATTTAAAAGCACCCAACACTGATGATTATGATGGTAGGTTAATTACTACTGGTACTGGTTTAAATATAACTAGTGGTTCTGGTGGTATAACCTTATCGCATCAAAATAGTACTAAACTATC